CATAAAGATGAACGGGTTGGGCATTTTGTTTTTTTTGGCTGACATATTAGTGAGTGATGATGATTTTTTTTCCGCAGATTAAAACAGAGGGAGCTTTGTACACTGGATCTCCAGACTCCTTCTCGAAAAAGTAACCGAAGAGATAGGGATTGTAGTTGACTTGTCGGAGCTTCTTGTAGTAGTCGAAACTTCCTGATTCAGTGCCGCAGATGTAAGCATGAACATTTTTGCGCTTCTGTTGCAAGACTCTCTCCCGTCCAGCTTGGGACACTCGAAAGGTGGCGTTGTCTAAAGCGACAGAGTCAGCATGGCGAACCACCTTCCAAACTCCATTGATTTTTTTCTGAACGGAAATTTTTCTCTTATGTAGGTTGAAGTAACAGCGAGTGTCCATGGGAATATTATACAGTAGAACGGAGGATGTGCAACACTTTTTTTCAATTAAAATGCTTTTTTAAGTATTGATAACTCGTTGATTATCAAGGGGTTACGCGGCTGCGCCGCGCAGCGCCATAAGTCGTTGAAACTCAACGAGTTACGCCTGCCAGTTTTTAGCTAGCAAAAAGCCCACCCCGAAGGGTGGGCTGATTAGTTATTCTTGATAGAGACCGCGAATCGCTTCGGCAGCTTCTCTAGCCAAGTCGCGCTCCATTTTTTGAATGAAGTTGACGCCAACAGGACTTTCAAGAACTTTGCTTCCGCCACAGGACAGATAGCAGAAAATTGCTTTGCCAGTTTCAATGCGGTGATTCCGTTCTCGAACGGCATCATTCCACTCGGCCTCTGCAATGATAGAGTTACTATCTTCCTCACAATCGTTGAGGTGAGCTTTTTTAATCAGGAATTGATAGGTGGTCATGTTGTTGTTGGTTGTGGGTTAAAGAGCGTTGATAGCTTCGGCAGCTTCTCTGCCCAATTTTCGCAGAACTTTTTTAAAGTGTTTTTCACCTTCTGGCGTGCGACCATAAAGAAGTTTTGCTTCCTCAAGACGCCTGTGCATCTCTGCCGTTGCAGCGTCACAGGCTCCAAGGGAATCGTCAAGCTGCGCTTTTTGAATCAGAACTTGATAAACGGTCATATTGTTATGAGGTATGGGTTAAAGAGACTATCTCAGATCATCACAAAAGTTTCTCGAATCTTGCCGCACTTGAAAGTCAGCACGTTTTCCTTGTGTGCAGAAACCCAGCCATCACGGTTGCGGTTCACAAAGCTAGTGTAACCACCTTCTTTCAAAGCGACGGTTGCGGGAGAGCCAACGCCCTTCACTAACCGATCATATCGGTTCTTGCCGTTGATGGTGCGGGAGGTGCCGTCCTTCTTAGTGAAGGTGATGCTGAAGAACTTGCCTTTAGTGGCAGCAATGAGATCGTCAAGTTGGTTGTTCATAGTTCACTATAGTAGCCCATCCTTGGCAGAGTGCAACATTTCTTTTGATTTTAAAGCAATTATTTTTCCTCCACATTCTCGGTTGACAAGCTCAGGAAAAGAAGTTGTTATAGGCGCGGGCAACCTCGTAACTCGTTGATTTTCAAGGGCTTACGCGGGCGCGGGGCGCAGCCGCGTAACTCGTTGATACTCAACGACTTATGACTCCCCCTTCGCTAACACAAAAAGGCCCACCCCGAAGGGTGGGCTAGTTTGCTAGGCTTTCTTTTTGGTTAGGGATATTAAGGTGAGGATCAGCATGATGGAAAGGGTGGTGATCATAATTTATGCTAGTGCTTTGACCACAAACCCAGAGGAATCTTTTCTGGCGCGACCCTTGGCTTTCAGTCCCACGATAACGTTTTGACCGTCCAGAAAGCGAACGTCGGTGTCATCACCGTTGACAACAGTTTTGCCAAGGTAAGTGTTAGGGAGTTCATCGAACACGACGGCGATGTTGCCGCCCATGGCCGCGATCAACTCCACAGCAGCCTGGTTGTTTTCCTTGCGGCTGAAGGTGAGGTGATAATTGCTAGGGAGCTTGCCTTGGAGATACTGCACCATTCGATTAGTGTTAGGGGTGTAGTCGTAGAACTGGATGTCGGGCCACTTGGAAAAGTCTAGCAATTTGTACCATCCCACATCGGAAAGCACATTCAGCCGAATGGCACACTTCATTCCTGCCCGCTTGGCGCTTTTCTGCGCGGCGTTGATTTCCGACTCTAATTGAATCAGGAAAGTTTTTTGGTGATCAACAAACAGCATTGTGCGTTTCATTCGTGCTGCCCTTACGTTTTCAAAGACGCCACGACCAGCGGTTTCCAAGCAACCAAAAATGCACCCATCACTAGCAAAGGGGCAGAGGTTAATCTTGCCGTTCATTGTGTTAGGAACTAGAGAGAGTCCCCATGTCATCACCTTGAGTTTTTGCCCCTTGATGATCTTCGTATTGTTTTTAGAGAGTAGCTGCATGTTTTTACTATAGCACGGGAGAAAAGGATTGCAACATTTTAAATCATTTTAAAGCATTTTATTTTTCTCGAAAAACGCGGTTGACAAATGCGGAACGAGTTATTGTTATAAAGAGAGGCGTAGTCGTAAGTCGTTGATAATCAACGAGTTACGCGAACGCGGGGCGCAGCCCCGTAACTCGTTGATACTCAACGAGTTATGAAGCTCCTTTTTTGAGATTATCTTCAGCCCATAATGGCTGTAGATTAGTATAATGAGATAGCTTTTCTATATCTTCTAAAGTTTTTGCAGATGCGAAAGGTATTATATGATCCACATGCCAGCCATGATAACCATGATTTTCCCATGTCATTCCATCTAAGAATTGATTCTCCAAATGGATTTTCAATTGCTCCCAACTGCAACCTAACATTTCTTCTGATTTTTTAGACCTGCACCATCCTGTAATGGCTTTATTAACCCTTCCCCTATAGATTCTTTTTATTTTATAGATGGCATTAGATTGCATTTTATTTTTATGCCTAATGCTCAGTTTTTCTTTCCCTGCTTCTGACTGATCATAGAGTTTCATTTTTGCTTTATAGTACTCACTATTTAAATGATAATTTTTTCTCTTTCGCTCATTGCAACATGTTATACATTCAGACCTAAGATTACCTCTGTCTTTATAAAATTCTGTAATATCTTTTTCTATATAACACACTGTGCATTTTTTACGGTCCATGATATTAGTATTTACACATAAAAACAATCGTTCGGAAAATAAAAACCCCGCAATCGGTTAGGATTGCGGGGCTTGCAGTAAGGTTGGGGAGTGCTTAAGCAATCAAGATTTCAGCTTCCATTTCGATGATGCTGTCATGGTTAGCCATTTTATCGAAAATGCTCTGTGTGGTCATTGTCCTCTGGGGCAGCTTGGTCAAGTCTCCGTTCTTGAGGTTCTCAGTCACAGAGTTGTAAAGGCTCCACAGGGAGTTGCCAGCAAACTCAGGATGGCGGGGAGCGCGGAACTCCAGAATCGCGTTGTAAATGTCGCGGGCGGGGAAGGCTTTGCTATCCACCAGCTTCACCAGCAGGTCTGAAGCGGTGGCGTCACCGATCACGGTTTCTTGATAGGCTTTGATGCGCTTGCCCATGTCGTTCCAGTGACTCACCACGCGGGACACTGCACTAGCAAGAACGCGAGGAATGTCGTTCATGATGTTGGTGGTGTGGCGGCGGGCCAGCTTGATGTCGCTAGCAAAGCATAGGTTGTCGCAAACGATCATGCGGTTGCCAACGCAGATGCTGGCGGCAAACGTTTTATCGTGAGCGTTGCGGAGACCCAGCACGATGTTGCGGTCAGCGCTATCAATTCCAGCACCGCGCAAAGCGAACCCGCCAAAGTAGCGCAAGCCGCCGCGAGCAAGAGCGTGTTCCTCTTCGAGGATTTCCAAACCAGCGTTGGAAATGGCAAGGCGAGTTGCATCAGCAAGTTCACCATGGGCAATGGGATGAAAACGATCCACCGCATCAGGAGTGGGGACGCGGGAGAGGGCTTCGCGGGAAACGACGTTTTTAGCAAGGAGGAGGGACATAGTGTAGTTAGTTAGTGTGAAGAACTGCAACGTGCAGCTAAAAAGACTATAGGCGAGGAATTGGAGAACGCAACTTTTATTTTGAATTTGATGTGATTATTTTTTTCTTGAATTTGCGGTTGACAATGGCGGGCGCAACAATTGTTATAAGATGGTGCGAATTGATAACTCGTTGATTATCAACGAGTTACGCGGGCGGGCCGCGCAGCGCTGTAAGTCCTTGATAATCAACAACTTAGCGATGATCAGTAAAAAGCCCACTCCGAAGAGTGGGCTAGTAGCGTTAGGCGGTGCGGCAGAGATTGCGATGTTCAATCGCTCTTGCAATAGCTTCCGCCACATACTTCATACATGGCTGGCATACATCTTCAGCCACATACTTGTTTGCTTGAAAATGAGAATCTTTAGTAATTCTTTCCATTGGGTTTCTGCTGGTGCAGTTTGTTACAATTTCGAGTTTCATTGCAGTCTCTTCCCATCCGCGTTGAGGAATTTCTTCTTTGCAAACGTCGCAAGTAATGATTGTTGTTTTCATTTAAAAAAGGTTGATGTTAGATTAAAGCCTATTCAGCTTCGACTTGGTCAATCCATTCGTCAAGAAGCTTGAGACTCTCCTTTTCTTTGTTGCAGTATTCCATTTCTCTTGACTCGTATCCAAGAGTTTCGATCTCATCTTGCCAAATTTGGTTTTGCTGTAAAGCGTTGGCAGCTAAGCTACAAATGATTGCCATGATTTCGTTTGAAGGTTTGTCCATTTGATTTGTATGGTTATGTTAGGGGAAAGCGGGGAGGGGCATCCAACCAAGGATAATGTATCCGCGTTCTGGATAGCGGAATCCAGAATATTGATTCTCGTATTGCTCAACGCGAGGAGTTGAGGCTAAGGTATCCCAATATTTTTTAGTATGGCGATATGTGACAATATCGTAACCCAATAGACCAGTTGTATTAGTACCCCATGCAATTAAGATTGGGATTGAAGCGTCTTTTGGGGCGGTTTCAATCGGTTGCCAGTTTGATTTGATTGAATTCTCTATCAGTTCATCTTCTGGATCGTCTTCCAGCATATCAGTAAATACATCTTCACTCATGATCTTTATTAGTAATTTAAAAAGTACACCTGCTGGGAATTGAACCCAGTCCTAGGACTTATCAAGTCGAAACGTTTATAAGGCGTCTTGCTCTACCGTGAGCTACAGGTGTAAAGGTTTTATTCCAGCCAAAAAGCTTTTTTGCGAAAGCCCTCATCCACTTGCTTTTCAAGCCAAGATTTTTGAGAGAAGACTTTTGAACCATAGACTGGATTAGATTTCTCAGTAGAGAACCATTGTTTAATGAGAGAGAAGATGTTTTTCATAGTAGTGGAGATTCAAGATACATCATCTTGCGCGAGAGTCAAGAGATTATTCATCAATTGCGGTAAAAGATTGGGGGCCAATCAAGTCGCTAACATATTCTGGTTCAAGAAAGAATTCATCTTGTAGAATTTTCTCAGGATTCTCTCCAGCCCATACGCGGGCGCGAGCTTCCTTAACAAAGAATTCCGCTTCGGCTACAGACAGTCCGTCGCGATAAAAGAGGGCTTGTTCTATTTTGTTCATAGGACTTCTCATTACGCGAGAATTTTTCTCTTGTCAAGAGGAGTTGCAAGTGAAAGAGTTGCAAATAGAAGAGTTGCAAATAGCAAAGTGCTAAATAGAGAATCTGGGATCGATGGATGAGAAGAGGGCGTTCATAAGTCCTTGATTATCAACGAGTTACGGCGCTGCGCGGTGCAACCTCGTAACCTGTTGATAATCAACGAGTTACGCATGCCTATTCATGACCACAAAAAAAGCCCACCCCGAAGGGTGGGCTAGTTTGCTAGTGTTAGTCCTTAATTTGACTTTGCGGTTTTGTAGTGCTGAAGTGAGTAATATTCTGCTTGTAGTAGTGTGAAACCAAACTCATTATGCTCGAATCCGCTACCACTGACGAACGTCTCGACAACGAGATATGGATCATCGGGAAACTCCTTGCCGTGTTGAATCTCCACCACACGGTACACCTCATTTGAATCGGTAAAGATATCTCCAACAGATACGTTGTGCATATTATTATGTTAGTGTTAGTTGCCAACCATGGTATTCACCTTGCCGCAGATGAACCGAACGTTTGAGGCTCTTTTAAGCTGCGTGAAAGCTTTGCGGTTCCTATCAACAAATTTGTACCGCACAGGCTCATTAAGGCGCAGCAGAGAGTAGTAGAAATTTTTGCCATTGATAACTCTCTTTTTACCGTTTGGCAAGGTGAAGCTCAAAGAGAAGAATTTGCCTTTGCTAGCAACAATCAGCTTTTCAAGGTGGGCATACATTCTTGCTTGCTTAGCCTTGCGGCGAAGGCGAGCGTTTAGAATCATGATGGACAGGGCAACGCCAGTCACTGCCCAGAGAACCAGCAAAGCGTAAAAGATGCTAGTAGCGGGAAAGTCCATGGTGTAGACGCAAGCGGCAACGGCGAAGAAGGAGCAAAGAGGAAGAAACAGTTTCATGATGTTTTTAATGTAGCAGGTGATGGGAAGGATGCAAGTGTTTTTTAAGACTTTAAATTCAAGCAAAGGTGTAGAAGTTTGGAAGATTTTTGCGCTTGACAGTTTCCTTGTGAACGGCGGAATTGATAGCGGCATCGTTGCGCTTGACCTTGACCTTGACAACAAGAGAGTCGAAGTGAATCTGGAGAGTAACGTGGGAGGAAGCTTGCTTCATTGTTCCTTAGTATACCTCATGATGAGATGAACGCAAGATGTTTTTTGAGTTTTTAGGCATTTTCTTTTTCCGAAATTCTCGCTTGACAATCGCGAAACAGAGAGTTGTTATAGAGAGGGGCGAATTGATAACTCGTTGATTATCAGCGAGTTACGCAAATGGGCGGCGCAGCCTCGTAAGTCGTTGACAGTCAACGACTTATGACTCCCCTTTCTATAACACAAAAAAGCCCACCCCGAAGGGTGGGCTAATTGCTAGGCTTCTTGGGGCAGAAATGATCTAGCTTCTTTCCATACTTCATAATTCCCCTTATAGTAAGCATGATAAGCGCCCATGTAAGTTCCTGAATCCTCCCATGTGGGGTCATTCATAAGATCATCGAAAGCTACAAGTTTTTTTAGCACTTCGATTATACGGCGATAGTCCTCGGCGTCACTAGCTTTAAGTGGTTTGTTCATGATTCCCTAGTATACATGAGGAAGGAGAGAGCGCAAGTTTTTTTTTCTTCTTTTGAGAACTTTTTCAAGGCACAAAAAAGCCCACCCCGAAGGGTGGGCCATCTTGCTAGTGTTATGCGCCGTATTTTTCTACCCAATTTTTTGTTCTCCAAACATCTTCGTCAGCATCAATTGCTTCAACATAAGCGTCATCACGTTTTTTGCAAATTGCCTCGTACTTTTCCCAGCACAGGGTTTCGCCATAAGTACGACCTGTTGCGTTAGCGGCAGCAATGTGAGCTTCGCGGCAAGCTGCATGAAATTCATTCCACGTTTGCCAAGCTTCATCGCGCTTGACGATTGCTTGATTATATTTGTCAGTGTTTGTCATTTTGATTTGATTCTATATTGCTGATGATGCGCCGAAGAGCGCTAACATTTCCATTGCTTGGCCATCCAATGCAGATGCTTTTTTTGTAGTCACCATTTTGAGTAACGTGAATGCCGTTATCCGCAGTGGTGTAAAGCAATCCGCCCTTGTGCTTTTCCAGCACATCAGCTAGATCCTTTAACAGTTCCAACATTTCTTTTTTCATATTATATTAGGTTAGTCTTCCTCCAGCAGCATCTTGACCAGCTTGTCCATGCGCTCATTCACAGCATGAATTGCCTGGCTCTCTAGCAATTCGGCCAGCATTGGATTGTCTTCAACTGGCGCTAATCCCGTGATGAGAGTGCTTAGCACAGAAAGGTTATGCATCAAAGCATTTGATTCTTTCACGGTCAATCCCATGTATAGCTTTGTTGCCATCTTGCGGAACATCAGTGCCATCAGGTAAGTGTCGAGGGTTTCAATCATAATGTGTTATAGGGTATGGTGCGCCCACCCCGAAGGGTGGGCTAAGTTGTTAGACTTCCTGATCCTCCACTTGAGCGTGGAACTCAGCAAGGAAGGCATCGTATTCTGCCACCTCGCCAGCGTCGGAGGGCCAGTGCGGGGAGAAGTTAGTGAACAGGTCGTGGAAGGTAGCGGTGTCGTTCATGATTCCCTACTATACCTGATCAGGGGATAAGTGCAAGACATTTTTATTGATTTAAAAGATTTTTTTTCCTGAAACTTTGCGCTTGACAATGTCGCGGGGCGTATATGTTATAGGCAAGGGCGAATTGATAACTCGTTGATTTTCAACGAGTTACGCGGGCGCGGGCTGCAACTTCGTAACTCGTTGAAAATCAACGACTTATGACTCTCCTTTTGCTAACATGAAAAAGCCCACCCCGAAGGGTGGGCTAGTCTTGCTAGTGTTAGAGGCTTGTGGTCCAGAAGATTTTGGCACCGTCTACAGCAAAGACATCTTGCCTTGCGCCCTTGTAGCGAGCCACGGGGCGTCCACCGTGTTTGAACCATAGCGCCATCACTTGCGCGTGGAACTCATCGCTCCAGCCATTGGAGAATCCGAGATTTTCGTAGCCTGCGTCTGTCATTTCTTGTTCGTTCATGATTCCTTACTATAGGCGAGGAATGGGAGAACGCAACTTTTATTTTGAGTTTTTAGGAGTTTTTTCAACGACCCCCCCCATTTCTCAAAAAGATGTTAGAAGTCAACTCTAACATAACGCGGGGGGGACATTCTCCTCAATTGCCGAACACTCCACATTCCAATCGCCGACTAGCCTCCCCACCAAACAAACCACCCCCCCCCCAAATTACAGAAACCAAACCAAAAATCACTAGAAGCCCCCACTCAGAAAAACAAAAAAAAACCAAACCCCAATCCCCAAATTCCCATAGAGTGTAAAGAAAGGCATGGCAACTCTTTACAGCAATTTACCCGTTAGCATCCTTGTTACTGGAGCGGAGCACTTTTGTGCATCCACCAGCGCTAGCGTTTCCTTCTCCCCAAAACTAGAAGAAAATAGAAATCTCTCTCTCGCCCCGAATCAACATTTTAAAATTGGCGGCAATTTGGATGTCAAGATTAGTCTCAACTTTTATGCCACAACTTCTCTTTTCTCAGGAGTAAACTACACTGCCACAGAACAATTCTTATCAGTTTTAACAGGAGACGTTAAGAGCAACATCAACATTGGCAACACTGTGTTTCAAAACTGCTATTTGGAAAATTTGTCCATGGAAATTGCCCCATTCATGCCCACTATGATGAGCGCAGATTTCATTTGTTTAAGCACTAATCTTAGTACTGGCCTGCTATCAAGTTCAGAAACATTTTTGCCTCCTGGAGATGCCATCTACTATGCAAATCTTACTGCCATGTATGGTGAGGACATTTTAGTTTATTTGAATGGCAACTCAGCCTTGCCCGAAAATGGCATGTATTATGGTCACAATGTTGCCATCTCTGGAGGCAATCTTTTAACGCCGACTAGAGAAGCTTTGTCGTACAAAATCAATTGTTTGCGCTCTCCAGTTTACACGCTAGGAAGCAGTGATGCTACTAGTTGTTTTTTAGACTCTGTCACCAAAGAAATCTCCATCAAATCCGACAACGTTTCACAGTTCATTGATTACAATGGTGCAGCGGATAATCCCAACAAAGAATCATTAATAACAGTCAATTTATTAACCGCAAATCAAATTCCTTTAACGCCCCAGATCTCTTTCTCGCATAATGCAAGAATAGTTTCACAAAACGTATCAATAAATGCTGGAGATGCTCTTGCTGGTCAAGTTACTTTGCGCGAAATAATTTTGTAAGTGTAATTCATTTTAGATGTCAAAGAAAAAAATTGAAAAGCCAGCACCTCAATTACAAATGCACTCGCAAATTGAGCATTCTATAAGATTAAAACCAAGAAAATTCAAATTCACAGACAAGCAGCGAAAATTCTTAGAACTTGCCCTCGAACCGCAAAACTCTATTATTTTTGTAGCTGGACCAGCAGGTTCCGCAAAAAGTTATTCTAGCATCTATGTTGCTTTGCAGCTTTTAATGGCAGACAGAGACAAACAACTACTCTATGTGCGCAGCATCATTGAGAGTGCCGACAAAGGACTAGGCAGTTTGCCAGGAGACATGGCCGAAAAGTTTGATCCGTTTCTCATGCCACTCTATGACAAGTTAGAAGAGATGGTCGAAACTCCAGACATCATTTGGTTAAAAGGTCAAGAAAAAATCGCAGCAATTCCAGTAAACTTTTTGCGAGGAGCAAACTGGAGCAACAAAGTTATTGTTGTGGATGAAGCTCAAAACTTCACTTTCAAAGAACTCACCACTGTAATCACTCGAATTGCCGAAGGTTCTAAACTCATGATTTGCGGCGACTACATGCAGAGCGACATTGGCTCTCGTTCTGGTTTCCGCGAAATGTTTGAACTATTCAATGATGAAACTAGCCGCGAGCGAGGAGTTCACTGTTTTGGCTTTGATAACTCTGATATTGTGAGAAGCGAAATTCTCAAGTTTTTAGTTTCTAAGTTAGAAACTCGTCAAACAAAAGTGTAAAAGAAAGTGGGGGCCGCTGCAACACTGAGCCGTGTAGGCTGAAGTAACGAAAAAGGCAGCGTGCCCCCATTTAAAAATAATAGAATTATAATTTTATACACTTATAATAAGTGTATATGAATAATATTTTTTGTTTTGAGTGTGGAAACAAACACTCTTACACTTACTCGAAACCAAAATTCTGCTCAAGCTGCGGATCAGCATTTGGAGCTATTAAAAATCCTCCAAAAAAAACTCCTCCTAGCAAAGAGGCTTTTGATGACGATGATGTTATCGATGAGGATGATGATGACTATGATTCTTCTGATTTTTCAGACTCCATGCGCGTTCCCAAGCTGCGCAGTCTCGCAGTAGATGTAGAGTCTGATTATGAAGGAATTTCTAGCTTTAAACTAGGATCTTTATTTGGGTCAAATTCTAACGAATCTCCTAGACGCAAAAAGTCCACCCAAAACTTTGAAGATTTTATTGAAAAAAAGCGTGTCCAATAACAACTCCTACACTGAACACTATGCAACAATTGATGCGGTAGTCAACAAGTTTCAAAAAAAATGGCAGCTAAAAGCCATTGCTTGGTTTGACTTTGAAGATGTGTCTCAAATGGTCAAGCTGCACATTTATAAAAAATGGCACATGTGGGATGAAACAAAACCCCTTGAACCATGGATTGCTCGAATCACTAGCAATCAAATTAAAAATATTATTCGAAACAACTACACAAACTATGTGCGCCCCTGCATGAACTGCGAATTCAACATGGGTGGCACACTGTGTGCTAAAAATTCATCTGGAAATCAAGAAGAATCTTGTGGCGACTATGCTAAATGGTCAAAATTAAAAAAAATTGGCTACGGAATAAAAATGCCTCTCTCTATTGAGAATCATCTCGTAGAAGTTGACCAGAAGCAAGACTCTTACATTCATTTTGATTCATCACTAGAAGAGTTGAACAAGATGATGAAAAACGCTTTGTCAGCAGAGCATTACACAGTGTATGTGATGCTTTTTTTAGAAAAAAAATCAGAAGAAGATGTGGCAGATTTCATGGGCTACAAAACTAACGAAAAAAACCGCAAAGCTGGCTACAAGCAAATCAAAAATTTAAAGAACATGCTCAAAAACAAGGCCAAAGAAATCATTTATCAAAACGATATCATCAAATGACTCTACTCCCCGAACAAGAAGCTGCTATTCAAGAGATCATTAAATCCACCACTGATTTGAATGAAATCGTGCGTCTTGTATTCAACAACTCTAGTCTAGATGGCAGAAGCAAAGAGGGCAGATTAGTTCGATCTTATCTCATCAGCAGCAAACTCAAATTTAAAACAACCAAAAGAGAAAAAGCTAATCCTTTAGACTTTTCTCCAGAGCAAAGAAAGTTCATCTTAGCAAATGCTAATGCTGGCTTATCTTCTCTGGCAATTGCTCGTTTAATCTTTCCACTTCAAGATGTGGGAGCGCTCTCAATTGAGCAGAGATCAGTCTTAGATGTGATTAGAGAAGAGAATCCAGACTTCACTCCCAGCTCTGATGTTGACACTCCCTTGGGCAACTACATTGCGCCAAAATCACCAGGAAGAATTGTTAAAAAAATCAACGATGCTACTGGCAGCGCACTAGAAGATGAAAAACTCAATCGACAGCACAAAATCTGCATAGATCGCTTGGGAATCAACTTGAACAATTCGCGTTTTTTAACAATTGTTAATAACTACACTTCCAAAGAAGATAGAGTGTTGTTTGAAGAAGAATTTGTTCGCTTAACATGGGACAAGCCAGATTTAACATCTGATGAACTGAATTTGTACATGAACGTGTGCAAAGAAATTATCAGCTTGGAAATTGTTAGCAAACATTTGAACAAATTAAACGATGCTTTTGATCTTGCCAGCGACAATGATGAAATCACTGTTCGACTAGCAGAAATCATCAAAGCAAAAAGTTCAGAATATCATCAATGCGAGAGTCGCATTGAAAATTTAACAAAAAAACTGCAAGGAGATCGATCCGAGCGAATGAAGAGTCGGCACAAAGAGAATTCTTCTATATTATCACTGGTTCAATTTTTTCAAGATGAGGAAGAGAGAGTCAACATGGTTCGCATTGCTGAAATGCAACGGCAACTAGTAAAAGATGAGGCTGAAAAGATTGAAGGAATGGCTGACTGGAAAGCTAGAGTTTTAGGAATTTCAATTGAAGATGTGCTTTAAATGCAAAGAATGTCACTATGAGTTTGATGCTTTAAAAAGCTTGCACGCTCACGTTAAAAAGCATAACATGCTTTTGGGGGATTATTATGTCAAGCACTATAGTCGTAGAAACAAATTAACTGGCGAACTTCTTCCTTTTAAAAATTATAGTGAATATTTTGAAAAAGATTTTTCTAATTATGAGCAATTATTAAAGTGGTGCGAAATTTCCTCTCCAGAAATCGTATCAGAATATATATTGTCTCTTTTAAAAAATAGAATAGATAAAAAACAACTAAAATATGGACCAAGTACTATTGAATTGTATTCTGCCAATCTGCCACCTATTAGTTTATATAAAAAACAGTTTGGAAGTTATTCTGCTGCATGTGAAAAATGTGGCGTTAAGCCTATGTTCGCAAGTTCAATTACACGCGATTTTCATAATGATTTCTCAAGCGTCAAAATATTTATAGACACTAGAGAACAGAAACCGCTGGAGTTTAAAAATTCTGAAAAATTAAAATTAGACACTGGAGACTATGCTGTTTCTGGAGAATATTATAAATATTGCTATGTAGACCGAAAATCCATTGAAGACTTGGCGGGAACCTTATCTTCTGGAAACGCTCGCTTTAGAAAAGAGCTTGAGCGCTGTAGAAGCGCAGGATGTTTCTTGTTCATCGTGATCGAAGAAGATTTATACAAATTAGAAACTCTAACAATCTTTAAACGCAGACAAATAAATTTAAAATTTATTTTACATGCTCTTAGAGATGTTCAACAAGAGTATGGCGACTGCTGCCAGTTCATTTTTAGCGGCAGTAGAAAACGCAGCGAATTTTTAATTCCTAAACTGTTAGTTTTAGGAGATGTGATGAAAAATGTTGATGTTCAATATTATTTGAACGTTGGACTATTAGATTATTAAAATATTATGAGTTGGGAAGCTGGACATCAAAAACTACACAATAAATTCAGAGGAATTAATGAAGAAATTCTAAATACAAAAGGATTTATTGATGAGAGAAAATCTAAAATTTTATTATATAAATTTTTAAAAGAAAATCCCTCTTTCACTTCTGAATTCATGACAGGAGTTTCCTTGTTTCCTTTTCAACACATGGCTATTAAAGCGATGATGGACTCTGATTACTTTTTGGGCATTTGGAGTCGCGGCATGAGTAAAAGCTTCTCTACGGCAGTGTTTGCCATCTTAGATGCGACGTTAAATCAAGGAGTTCACATTGGAATTATTAGTAAATCATTTCGTCAGTCGAAAATGATTTTTAGAAAAATTGAAGAAATCTCTCGAAGTCCAAAAGCTGGATTTTTAGCTCAGTGCATCACTAGAATTTCCAAAACAAATGATGAATGGATCATTGAAATTGGAAGAAGCAGAATAACTGCCTTGCCACTAGGAGATGGTGAAAAATTAAGAGGTTTTCGTTTTCAAAGAATGATTATTGACGAACTTCTTTTGATGCCCGAAAAGATTTTGAATGAAGTTATTCTTCCATTCTTATCTGTGGTGGAAAATCCTACAGAAAGACAGCAGCTTCACGATTTAGAGAGCAAATTAATAGCCAAGGGGGAAATGCAAGAAGAAGATCGCTATCGCTGGCCAAGTAATAAGATTATTGGTTTGTCATCAGCCAGCTACAAGTTTGAATACTTGTACAAGTTGTATCAAGAGTACGAAAGGCTCATTATGCATCCAGATCGACAAGATGGCGCTCATAGAGTCATCATGCATTTTAGTTATGACTGCGCTCCTCAACAATTGTATGATCAAAACTTGCTCAGTCAAGCAAAAGCCACTATGAGTCAGTCTCAATTTGAGCGAGAATTTGGCAGTGTGTTTACAGACGACAGTTCGGGGTATTTTAAAGTTAGCAAAATGGCTTTATGCACAGTAGTTGATGGAGAGGGGCAAAGTGTAGAAATTATGGGAGAATCCAAAGCTGAATACATTGCTAGTTTTGACCCTTCATGGTCAGAGAGTGATGGATCAGATGATTTTGCCATTCAATTAATCAAATTAAATCCATCT